GTTTCAAGGGCGTGATCTCGCGTCTTGATCCCAATCAGGTTCCTCCGCAGTTCGTGTCGCTGGCGGTGAACCGTGTCTTCCAGGATCAGCTCATCAAAAACCGGTGGGGAATCGTGCAGCAGAAGTGGGGTGGGAAGTGGACCACTTCTAATCAACGCTTCACGGTGACTTCGAAGTCTAACACTTGGACTCGGTCGTCGCCTGGGCTTGCAATCACTCCCGGAACAATCGTTTGCTCCGACACTGTTCGAAACGTCGGCCCTGTGATTCCGAATGGAACCCGTGTTGTCTCTGACAACAACACCGACTGCGTTCTCAGCAGCGACACATACAACTTCTCGCCGTCACCGGACGACTACTACCTAAGCTATTACTCGTCGACGACGGCCTTCACCGACATCCTCGGGGTGCTTCCGTTCCGTGACCCGGACACCGGCTATCAGGGATTGGTTGTTGCCACCAACGAGGTGCGTACCAGCGACGGTGGGCAGGGCAGGATGTACCTTGTGCGTCCCAATCAGTCGCACTTGGAGATCCCAATGAACGGTCACGACATCTACAGCCCTGTGCGCCTGATTCAGGCTGCCAACGCTGTGGTGATGCTGCGACCTGGTAATGCTCGCTACTACTTCACTGGCGGCGACGTGAATGGCAGCACGGACACGATCACGCTGAATGTGTCGCCTGATCTGCAGACGGGTGATCGCGTGATCGTTTCCCAGATTGATCCAGCGCCTGCGTTGTGGACCGCTTCGCCTTCATCGGGTCAGGGCTTTGGACTCTACGTCAACGTGGCTGCAGGTGGCGTTTGTTCGCTGCATCTCAGCCGCGGAGACGCTTTGATCGGTGCCAGCAAGATCGACCTGAAGACTGGGTTGACCAGTTCAAATCGGTATTACCTGGAGCTGTCGAACAACACCACTGGGTACGACGTGACGCAGGGTGTAGACGACTTCTACAACGACGGCCTTCCGTTGATCATGGAAGCCTCGTATTCCGCGGGAAATCCGATCTCAGCTCTCGACAACGGTTTCAACCGGATTGCATCGGTCAATGCAATCATGGCGTCGTCGGCTTCTGACGACACGATCACGGTTCCGAATCATCCGTTTGTGCCCGGTGATCAGGTGACGATCAGCGATGTCGTTTCAGGCCTGAGCAATGGCATCTACTACGTCTATCCGAGCGACAAGAACTCGCTGAAGTTGTTCAGTGGAACATCCGAGGAAACCGACTCGCTGAACAACGCAGAACGTGCGGTGATTTCTGCCACCATTGGACGCACCACAGCGCTCGCTACGCTCACGATCAACGGTTCTGGAGTGATCACTGCGGTCACGATTACAAACGCAGGGGCGGGCTATCTGAGCGCCACTGCGACGGTGAATGCAAACGGTGGTGGATCTGGTGCGAACATCACGCTGACTGTCGCCAACGGTAAGGTGACTGGTTACACCATCGTGTCAGGTGGTTCAGGCTACACGTCAGGAGTCGCCACGATCTCAATCAGCGCTCCCACTACCGACGGTCTGACTGCACTGACCATCATCAATCAGGGTTCGGGATACATCACCGCTCCGACGCTGACGTTGACCGATGGAACCGGAGTCAATGCCAGTGCCACGGCTACAATCACAGACGGCAAGGTTACCGCGGTTACCATCGTAAATCCTGGCAGCGGATACACTGCAATTACGGTTGCTGCTTCAATGCCTTCGACGCTGGTCGACATCACGTCGAACACGATCACAGGCACGATCAAGAAGTCGTCTGCTTCTGGCGCCAATGTGCCTGCCGGTCGAGAAGGCCTCTATTTCCAGTCGCGCCTGTTGCTGCTGTACGGTCCTGACTATTTGGCTGTCTCCGATGTGCTGGACCCGCTGCACTACAGCCCGATCCTGAATGAGTTCAAATTGGCGACCGGTGCCAACGACAAGGTTGTCGCGCTGTATCCGTTCAACACCACCACGCTGATTGTCTTCAAGGAGCGTAGCATTCTCGCTGTCGAGAACCTTTACGGAGACCTGTCGACAACTCGGCTGACAGAGATCACCCGCGAGTTCGGATGCGTCAGTCAGAACTCAATTGCTTCGACTGGCTCCGACATCGTCTTCCTGAGTCAGCGCGGTGTGATCAGCCTCAAGCAGACCGAGTTCGGTATCAGCCAGTCGGTGGTGCTTCCGTTGTCAGATCCTATCCAGAACCTGATCGACGACATTGATCAGGCCTCATGGAGGAAGTCCTGCGGTGCGTACTACAACAACCGGTACATCCTGAGCGTTCCTGTCGAGGGTGGCGACGGTACGAACACTCGCACGTTCTCCTACAACTTCCTGAATCAGGCTTGGGAAGGCTACTGGGAAGGCTCGCTGCTGGTTCCTCGATTCTTTACCAGAATTGTTGTGGCTGGAACCGACACGCTTTGCTGGGCGGATGAGAGCGGTTACATCCATTCGTTCGACCAGAATGCGCTGCAGGACCGTGATCGACTTGGAAACATCCAGCAGATTGCAACCGAGGTGTACTTCCGAGGACACACTGGCGAGAACAACGTCGACCACAAGCAGTGGACAAACGTGCAGTTCGAACTGACATCGTGGAATCCGACCTATTCGATCAGTGCGATTTTCGATGGCGTGAATGAGACCTACACTGTCGCCACGAATGAAACGAAGAGCCGCACCGCCTACTACACCTACGGAAGCGGCACATTCTCAACCAACAACTCCGGCGACAACTTCCTCGCACCATTCCGCCAGGACTACTCCACAGTTCCTGGCCTTCGGTGCAACACCTCCGGGTTTAAGGCTGGTCTGCTGCAGTCGTTTTCGCAGAAGGCTCGACTTAAACGCCACTCCATTACCATGCAGCCTCTGGTCACTACATCGACCGGTGCGCTGAACATCCACTCGTTGAAGTCCATCGCCATTCCTTTTAGACTCTACGGCAAAACCGACGTCTAACCTATGCCACTCTTTGTCACCGTCACACCAGGAACGACCGTCACCAGCTCTACCACGCTGGATGCGGCCACGCTCAACCTGCTCGGTACGCCCAGCGTCGACGTCACCGGCACGGTCGATGGCGGCACGCTGTCGATCAGCAGCGGATCGGTGCAGTTGTCGGCGCTCTATCCGCAAGCTACTGGAACGCTGGTTGGAAATGGTTCTGGATCATCGGCTAGTCCGGTGGCGCTGACTTCGACCGATCTGGTGTTCACGTCGACCACGGTGAATATCGGTTCAGGTGCTGTGGTGGAGGCGAAGATTGGCGCCCGTGCTGTCACTGCTGGAAAGCTCTTTGCAGTCGATGGTACTAGTGGTGCGAAGCTCTTGGGCCGCTACACCGCAAGCTCTGGTGATGTCGAGACGCTGACTCTCGGCTCCAACCTGACTATGACCGGAGGAGCGTTGAATACGCTGCGGCCTGCGGTTGCTTCTACCACCGTTCTAAACACTTCAGGTTACACTGTTCCAACAACCAGAGCAACACCTCAGGAAATTACAGCGCTTACAACGTCAATCACCACACAGCAGGCTGCATCAAAGGTGCTTGTTTCGTTCAACATATCGTATTCAATCTCAGCTCTCGGAGCAGACTCTTGTAAATACGCTTTCATTCTTACAAGAACTGTTGGAGGCGTTGAAACCGAGTTGGCAATACCTGCAAGCCCTCAATCAAATCAGGTTTATGGAATTAAACCTGTAAGCATGAGTTTGTATAATTATCAACAGGTATTTGATTCTATTCAGTTTTTGGATTCACCGGGATCTGCTGCATCAGTAACATATAAGCTGAAGATTTACGGAAGCGTTGCCATTTCATCTACAACAACAACTGGATTCTTCCTAAATAGAAGTAGCGGTGATGCTGATGTGAATTACTCAACCCGCGGAACCTCCCAAGTCATCCTTCAGGAAATCCTCGTTTGATCTCCGCCATTACAGACTACCTGCTGCGTAAGCTACCGGACAGCTTCAATGGCTGGACCCGTGAGGCCGTGGAGGACTATGTGCTGTTTCACGCGCAGCAGGGCACGCTCAAGATCGCCACACAGGACGATCAGGTGGTTGCCGTGCTGGTAGGCTGGCGTCAGATGGGGCCGGAGCCGAAGGCTTGGGAGTGGCAGGCAAGCGATCCCAATGGCGACCACTGGTACTGGCATCAATTCGCCGCGGATTGCGCGGTGTTTGCCATGGCAGTAGCGGCTAAGTTCTTCCACGACCGGCCTGAGTCGGCGATTCTGCCGGCCATCGGTTATCGAAACGGTAAACTGACCACCTACAAGAAAGGCTCAATGCCGATCTACAGGGTGGCATCCAAGCATCTATGACAGTCGACGCACCGGCACCACGCAACTACGCCCAGGAGACCGCGGACACGCTTCGCACCCAGCTTGAGCTGGCACCGCAGAAGTACGCTGCGGAGGCTCAGTTCGCGCCCAAGTACCAAGCGCTTCAGCTTGATCTGTTGCGACAGGCCACGCCTGAGCTGCTGTCGCTCTATCAGAGCCAGATCGCTCCGCCGATGGGGGCGG